TGGCAGCGTCCAGTTGACTTTACTTTTGAAATTTTAAATGACAAAAAACCTATAAAGATAAAGGAAGGACAACCCTTATATTATGTTAAATTTGTTAGTCCAAAATTAAATGATGACTTTGAATTAAAAAGATTAGAGTGGACTGAAGAATTAGATCATGCCCATAGGAGATGTCAGCCACAAAATTTTTTAGTAAATATGGCGTGGAGACTAATGAAGTTAGGCAATAAAATAAGACCCAAGAAGTTTATAAAATGATGGATTATTTAAAAGGAGTGCATAAAGACGCTGGTATTAAATATAAAAACCATAAAGATATTTTAATTACACCTTTCTTTAAAGAATCTTTTTGTAAAGAGTTGTGCGAAATAGCAGATAAACTTCAAAACAAATTTGAGTATTGGCATCAGGGAAATGTAGCTAAGGATTCAATGTTATATTTTAATTTAATGCATTCTAAATATTTTGCGGGTGAAAAATTTTTTGAAGATTTTACTATTCATTATTCACAAACTATTTCAAAAATGATTAGTAAAGAATGGGCCCCCACTACAGTTATTGGTTGGTTTGATCCTTTTCTTGTAAAGTATGATGGAAACACCAAAGATGAACTTTATCTACATAATGATGTGAGTCATATAACGATGGTTGTTAAATTAAATGATGCTTTTGAAGGAGGAATATTGAAACTTCCAAGACAAAAATTTGATAATACAAAAGTACCTGTGGGTCATGCATTAGTGTGGTCTAGTCAAGTTACACATCCTCATATAGTTACACCTGTTACAAAAGGTGTTAAATATACTATGACAAGTTGGACATGGCCAGTTTATTGGAAAGAACATGGACTTCCTTGGAAAGAAGAGATGCACAAATGATTTTAAAACATAAATATTTTTTTTGGAAAAATGCCTTATCTCCTAAACTTTGTAACGATATTATAAAACATGCTTTAACGAAACAGGCACAACAAGCAACTATTAGAAAAACAGATAATAAAAAACAAAAAGGAAGTAAACAACTAAGAGATTCAAAGGTAGTTTTTTTAGATGAAAGATGGATATACCAAGAAATTCATCCTTTTATTCACGAAGCAAATAGAAAAGGTGAGTGGAATTTTCAATGGGATTTTACAGAGCCTTGTCAATTTACTATCTATGGTCCTGAACAACATTATACTTGGCACGTTGATGCTAGTCTTCCTTATGATTGCCCTGATAATTTAGATAGGCATAATAAAATTAGAAAATTATCCATGACTATTTGTCTCTCAGACCCCAAGGATTTTAAAGGGGGCCAACTACAATTTGATTTTAGAGAAGATGCACATCTTGACAAATGTAGGGCCCATACGGTAAAACAAATAATGGCTCAAGGAAGCGTGGTGGTATTTCCATCTCATCTTTGGCATAGAGTAACCCCGATCACTAAAGGTATTAGATATTCTTTAGTGTCATGGAGTTTAGGAAAGCCGTTTGTATAAATTATGAAGGATATAAAAGTAATAGATAATTTTTTAGATGAGAAGGACTTTGGTAGAATCAAGTCTATGTTAAATGGTTCATTATTTCCATGGTACTATAGTCCAACTGTGGTAGCACAAAATAATGATAATCAATTTCAATTTTGTCATATGTTTTATCAGCACTGTAAAGAGACGTCGGACTTTATAAATGTATTGAATCCTGTACTCTATAAATTAAACCCGACAGCATTAATTAGAATAAAAGCTAATCTTTTATTAAAGACAATTGACCCAGTAATTCATGATTACCATGCAGATTTTGATTGGAAACATAAATGGTGGAGCGCTATTTTTTTTATTAATACTAATAATGGAAAGACTATGTTTAAAAATATCGACAAAGAAATAGTTAGTAAAGAAAATAGAATAGTTATTTTTGATGGACGTTTAGAGCACACTGGAACAACGTGCACGGATCAAAGAAATAGGATATTAATAAATTTCAACTACTTTAATAAGGAACTAGATAATGACATTTAAAAAGACTCGATATAAAGTTGTAAAAAATGCTTTAACGAAAGATATGAGTACCTTTTTCTGTAATTATTTTTTAAATAAAAGATACCTCACTTATGTTCTAATGCAAAATAAATATATAAACCCTAGTGAAACGATGTTTGGAACTTTTGGGGATAGTCAAGTTCCTAATACATATGCTATATATGCTGACTTGGCATTTGAAACTTTACTTCAACACCTAAAACCTACTATGGAAAAAGAAACTAATTTAAAATTAGTTCCTACTTATTCGTATGCACGACTCTATAAAAAAGGAGATGTCTTAAAAAGACATAAGGATAGACACGAGTGTGATGTTTCTACTACCTTATATTTAGGGGGTCAAAAATGGCCTCTTTATTTAGATCCTACGGGAAAAACAGGTGGGAAAGGAATTAAGGTAGACTTAGGCCCAGGGGATATGCTACTATATAGAGGGTGTGGCTTAGAACATTGGCGAGAACCCTTTACAGGTGACGATTGCGCTCAAGTTTTTTTACATTATAATAAGAAGGGTAAAAAAGCTAATGCATTTGACAGCAGACCAATGCTAGGACTACCCATGTTTTTTAAAAACAGTAAAAAGTGATTTACTAATCACTTTATACATTATATAAGGAGCAACATTATGGCCCATTTTGCAAGAATACAGAAACAACCAAACCCATTTACCAATGAGTTAGAATGGACAGTGCATGAATGCATTGTTGTTTCTAATGATGTACCTACAGCTGCTGGACCCTTAGGGGACAATGATATGCATGTTGATGGTGAAACATATGTAAAAGGGCTTTATAAACACATGTATTCAGAACAAGAAAATACGTGGAAACAATATTCATATAATGCTAATTTTAGAACCCATGGTGCTGGACGCGGAGATGTTTATTTAGAGGCCGCTGATAAATTTATAGGCGCTCAACCCTTTGCTTCTTGGCATTTAACTAATGACACTTTTGAATGGGCGGCTCCCACTACTTACCCAACCGTAGAAACCTACGATAACCCTTTAGCGGGACAAGATATAAAAGATGCTGAGGGAACAGTTATAGGTACAGAACCCGCGCAAGCTCCTTACTATATTTATTGGGATGAAGTTCAACAAAAATGGTTGAGCACAGCATCTCATTTAAGAGCAAATGAGTACACTCATGAATGGGACCCTAGTGCCCTTCAATGGAACGCTGTTTAAGCCACAAAAAACTGTAGATTTAAATCCCGTAACATAATATAGTCCTAGAACTATGCTACAAAAGGTCAATTTTTTACCCGGATTCAATAAACAAGTCACACCTACTGGTGCCGAAGGGCAGTGGACAGGAGGGGACTATGTTCGTTTTAGATATGGAACCCCTGAAAAAATAGGAGGATGGTCCCAATTAGGAGGGGACAATTTAACCGGAGCCGCAAGAGCTCTTCATCATTTTGATGACAACGCAGGAATTAAATATGCTGCGATAGGAACAAATAGAATTTTATACGTCTATTCAGGCGGACAATATCATGACATTCACCCAATTAACAATACCATTACCGGCTGTGATTTTTCTACAACTTCAGGTCAGCCTACTATTACAATAACTTTTCCTACACCTCACGGAATGTCGGAAGATGATATTGTTTTATTAGATACAGTCACCGCGCCTCCGGGTACAGGCTACACGGATGCAGATTTTGAAGATAAAAAATTTATGGCAACGTCCATTCCTACGGCGACCACTATTACAATTACAATGACCGCTAATGCAGGAGCAACGACAAACAATGTAGGAAGTTGCAGAGCTCAAACTTATTATACCGTGGGTCCTGCTCAGGAGATTGGAGGATTTGGTTATGGTACCGGTCAATGGGCAGGAACTGCTTCAGGTCCAGCGACTACTACATTAGGTGCTAATATAGCAGATGTAAGTACAACAAACATTACTCTTGCCAGTTCGGCAGCTTTTCCTTCTTCGGGAGAAATTAGAGTAGGGACAGAGGATATTTCTTTTACTGCTAACGATATAGCGACCGGAATTCTTAGCGGAGGAGCAAGAGGCGTTAACGGAACCACAGCTCAAGACAGTTCTTCTTCACCATCTACTCACAGCTCCGGCGATGATGTAACTAATATTTCAGATTATGTTGCCTGGGGTGAAGCATCCTCAGCTGACTTTACTATTGAACCCGGCTTATGGGTTCTGGATAATTATGGAACAAAATTAATGGCTCTTGTTTATAATGGATCTTGTTATGAATGGGACGCAGCAGCTTCGAATCCAACAGAGAATCGAGCAACGGTTGTTTCAGGAGCACCAACAGCTTCGAGACACATGTTAGTGTCTCCGGTTGATCGTCACTTAATTTTCTTAGGAACTGAAACAACGATTGGTGATACCACAACTCAGGACGATATGTTTATTAGGTGGTCGGATCAAGAAAGTACAAGCGATTATACGCCAACGGCAATCAATACCGCGGGCACCCAAAGACTGGCCCAAGGTTCTAAAATTATGGGAGCGATTCGAGGTCGGGACACCATGTATATCTGGACGGATGCGGCCAT